ACTCTGGGCGAAGATCACGATCCAGCGGCGGGCGACTGCCGTGGACGCTATCGGCCAGCCCACCGATACATGGGAAGACGTTTGTACGACCTACGCCGACCCCCGCAACCAGCGTGGCCTCGAGGCGCTCCGCAGCGGCACCCCGGTGTCCACGGTGAAGACCAGCTTCCGCATCCGCCACCGGACAGGGCTGGATGCAGGAATGCGTGTACTTTGGCTCGGAGTCCCCTACAATATCGTCGCGGTTCTTCCACAGGGACGACGCGAGGCCATAGACCTCGCGTGCGAACGCGTGGAGAACTGATTTGGGCGTTGATGTCCAGGAGTACCTGAACCGATACGGTCGCAAGCCGACCGGACAGGCGGTCGCCGACAACGCTGCCGTCTTTCGCCGTCCTCCTGACTACGTCAATCGGTATGGCAGAGCGCCGCAGGCTCGCGGCGTCACCATCACCGTCAAGAATCAAAACGCGTTCGATGCCGCGCTTGACCACTACGTCAAGCGGGCGCTCGAGGCCGCTCGCCCGTCCGCCTATGCGATGGCGCGAGTTCTGTACGACCAGACCAGGGACAACGTAGATCGGATCGTCGGACAGGCGCTGTACGGCGAGCCGCGCGGCGTGCTGAAGGACGCGATCTATCACGTTTTTAGCAAGGACCGCTCGACCACCGACGAGGGTGGCGGGCGCGCGGTCTACCACGTTTCTTGGAACGCAGCGAAAGACAGGGCACCGCACGGGCATCTGGTCGAGTTCGGCCATTGGATGCCCTACGTCACGCGTCTGAGCAAGAAGACCGGGCGCTACTACACGGTGGTCAAACCCTCGATGCTCGCGGAGTACCGCGCCAAGTACCAGGGCAAGACGGTGCCGCCGGGGGAGCGCGACAGGTACTTCGTTCGCCGCGCAGGTGGGCCGAAGTGGATCGAGCCGCGTCCGTTCCTGCGCTCTTCGATGATCCGCTTCCCCGATGCTGCCGCCGCCGGTAGGAAGCGATTCGCGGAGTTCATGGCGCAAGTGCAACTGCCGCTGCTATGAGCCTCGAGTCCGATCTCTTCGCCATCCTCGGTGCCGTCTGCCCGCGCACGTTCCCTGACCACGCGCCGTTCGACACGCAGCGACCCTTCGTGATCTGGAACCAGATGGGCGGACAGGTGATCAACCCGGTCGCCCGCGAGGTGCCAGACAAGCGCAATGCGTTCGTGCAGATCACCGTGTGGTCGAACACGCGCGCCGAAGCGATCGAGGTGTCGCAGCAGATCGAGGCGGCGCTGATTCAAGCCACGCAGTTCCAGGCCAAACCCGTTTCCGCCATCGTCGCGACTGCCGACGAGGAACTGGGGATCAGAGGCGCGATGCAGGATTTCACGATATGGGCATCACGGTGAAAGCCGTGTGCCCTGTTCCGCCCGCGAGGGCAATGGGTGCGGCCATTCCGGCCGTTGTTTATTGCCCCTCTAAGGGCGACTTCAGGAGTCACACATGAGCTACACCTTCCCCGAAGGAAGTCAGTTTCAATTTTGCAAGTTCAGCACGTTCGCCGCCGCGAAGACCGTCACCGCCGCCACCAACGCGGCTCCGCCGGTCCTGACTTCGACGACGCACGGGTATGTGGACAACGACGAAATCGTGTTCTTCTCCGGGTGGGAAGACGCGAGCGACACGATCTACCGTGCCGACCAGTTGACCGCCGACACGTTCGGCCTGCTGGGTATGGACGCCACCAGCACGACGCTGTACCCCGCCGGTTCCGGCGCGGGCACGACGCAGAAGGTCGGCACCTGGTCAACGATCCCGCAAGTGCTGACGATCGGCACCTCGGGCGGCGATCCGAAGATGACCACGATCAGTCCGCTGGCGCGCCGCACGGCGATCAACGTGCCGACCGGGTTCAATGCCACGACGATCACGTTGTCGATTGGCTACGACCCGGCGAACGCGGTGATCCAGTCGATGATGGGCATCTCGCGCACGCTCGAGAAGGTCGGGTTCAAGATGCTGCTCGGCGGCGGCGGTTCGACTTACGGGTTTGGCTACATGGCCGTGTCCGAAGTCCCGCAACTGTCGTCCGGTCAGACCAACCAGACGACTTGCGTGCTGACGCTGCTCGGCAAGGCGATGAGCTACGCGACGTAACGGTGTCTCCCTGGGGGACTTCGGTCCCCCCTTTCATGCCCCCACGACCGTATGCGTGGCGGGCCTTTTTCTAACCAGACGAGGCCGCACAGATGGCGAAGATCAAGTTGGGCGCACGCCCGAAGACGTTCAAGCACACGATCAAGGTGGCGCTGCCGGAAGGCGGCGACGGCGAAGTGCAGATGGTGTACCGCTACCGGACGCGCACCGAGTTCGGCGCGTTCTTGGACGAGTTGTTCGCGGACGCGAAGGTAAGCGCAAAGAGTCAGATGGAAGAGGATGTGGTTCAGTCGCTGAAGACGGCGCTCGCGACGACGCGCGACACGAACGCCGACTACATCCTGAAGATCGCGGAAGGGTGGAACCTGACCGACGATGATGGCGACCCGCTCGAGTTCAACCGGGCGAACGTGGCGCAGATGTGCGACGAGTTGCCAGGTGTCGCGATGGAGATCATCAACGTGTACCGGATGGCGGTGTCGGAGGGCCGACTGGGAAACTGAGGGAGGCTGCGTGGGCGATGTACACGCCTTCGCAGCAGAAGTCGCCAGGTGCGGGAGGTTTCGACCTCTCGTACCTGTATGCAGAAAAGCCTTTCGAGGTGTGGCCGGAAAACTGGCGCGCCATCGAGATGCTGGGGCGGTTGGCTACGCAATGGCGAACGTCGTTTTCCGGGTTCACGGGCCTTGACTACAACGTGCTGTTCACGGTGATGGAGCAGGAGGGCATGGAGGGGGAAGAGTGGGAGCAGTTCTTCTCCGACATGCGGGTGCTGGAGGCAGCAGCGTTGGAACAAATGGCTAGGAACCGCGAATGAGTGACGGCGACCAACTGAAGCTACAACTCGAAGTCGAGGTCAACTCCGACCCCGTCGCACCTGGTGTCGCCCGCGTCAAGGAACAGCTTGGTCAGATCGGACAGGCGGGGCAGGCGGCGGGCCAGCAAGCTTCAAGCGGTCTGAAGAACATCGGCGACTCCGCCGAACGGGAAGCGGCGAAGACCAAACGCGCCGTCAGCAGCATGGCGAACGCGTTCATCCGCGCGCAAGCCGACATCGCCGCTGCTGCATCGGGCCGTGACTCTGATCGCCTCAAGTACAGCGCGCAGGCCAAGGGAGTCTTCGACACCGAAGAGGTGCAGAAGCAGTACGTCATCCTGCGGAAGATGGAGGAGGCTCAGGCCGCAACGGCCAAGGGCATGAACAACATGGGGATGTCTGCGAAGCAGTTGCAGGCATCCATGCGCGGCCTGCCCGCGCAGTTCACCGACATCTTCACCTCACTCGCCTCGGGTCAGTCGCCGATGATGGTGATGATCCAGCAAGGCGGGCAGATCAAGGACATGTTTGGGGGTCTGGTCCCCGCCCTGAGAGCGATGGGGACGGCGCTGCTCGGGATGATCAACCCGTGGACGGTCGCCGCTGCGGCGATTGGTGCGACCGCGCTCGCGATGTACCAGGCGTCGAAGGAAGCGAAGGCGCTCAACCTCGCGCTCATCGACACCGGGAACGCGGCAGGCGTCACGTTCAGCAAGCTCCAGCAGATATCCGCCAGCATCGCGCGCGACAGCGGTGGGCGGCTCACGCAAGGCGCGTCAGCGGCCGCGATCGAGGAGATGGTGCGCGCGGGCGTCAGGGGCGAGGAGAGTCTGCGCCGGTTCTCTGCTGCCGCTGCGGAATTCGAGCGCGCGGGCGGCAGCGCGGTCAAGGAGGTGGCGAAGAATTTCGCCTCTCTGAAAGACGACCCGTACAAGGGGTTGATGCGGCTTAACGAGGGGATGAACTTCCTCACCGTCGAGGCGTGGAAGACCATTGACGCGTTGGATCGCCAAGGGAACACGCTCGAGGCCGCGCGGGTCGCGCAGGAGGAATACGCGAAGTCGATGGAGCAGCGCACCCCGCAGATGCTCGAGAACCTCGGTTACGTCGAGCAGGCGTGGATGGGCATCAAGGACGCTGCCAAGAAGGCGTGGGACGCGATGCTGAACGTCGGTCGCCCAGGCGACGACGTAATTCGGATCACCGCCGAGATGACCGCGTTGCAGGCGCAACTGGATTCTCCCGGTGCCTCGTTCAACTGGGGAACGTCGGAAGGTTCGCAGGGGCGCAAGGATGCGGAAGCGCGGCTCGCTCTACTGAGAGAGCAACTCGCGGTCGCGAAGATGGTGGCGGGCGTGGACGACGCTGTCGCCCGCATGAAAGAGCAGCAGGCGAAGCAGACCGGCGCGCTGAACTGGCTCAAGCAGCAGGGGTTGCAGTACCTCGAGGCCGAGAAAAAGCTGGAGCAGGACATCGCCCAGATGCGGCAAAAAGGGGTTGACGCCGGGTGGACGCAACTCGAGATCGAAACGCGCGAGAAGGAGATGCGCGAGGCCAAGGCGAAGAAGGAGAAGGGGCCGTCCGGTGCCGAGAACGCCACCTGGCTCGGCAAGGAGTACGAGAAGGCGTATCTGGCGGCGGCGGACGCGGCGACGAAGCTCGAAGCAGAGCAGGGCAAGCTGAACAAGTCGCAGGAGGCGATCCTCGCGTTCCTGAAGAACCCCGCGTTCCAGCAGATGCCCGTGCCGTGGCAACAGGCGGTTCTCCAGATCCTGTACGCCTCCAATGCGATGGAGGAGGCGAACGACTCCCTGGCGGAATTCGAGAAGGTCTGGAAGAGCGTATCGAAGTCGATCGGCTCCGATGCGGAGAAGTACCGCAACGAAACGAAGGGGATCAACGAGAAAGCCAAGGCACTCAACCTCGAGCGTCTGCAACTTGGAATGACGCGGGAAGCGAAGCGCGAGTTGTCGATCGTCGAGCGCGAACTCGAGATCACCCGGCTCGAGTCCCTTGTCACCAGTCTCGACGTTCAGCAGCAAGGTGAGGAGGCGATCAAGCAAATCTACGATCGCATCGAGGCGCTGAAGAAACTGAACGCCGCCGAAAGGAACATGGGGTTCGCAGAGTCCGCGAACGATGCCGCCAAGGAGTGGGCGAAGACGGCCGAGTCCATCGAGAACGCGCTTACCGACGCGCTGATGCGCGGATTCGAGAAGGGCAAGGACTTCGCCGAGAACCTGGTAGACACCATCAAGAACGGTATGAAGACGTTCGTCGCGAAGATGATCGTCAAGCCGGTGATGGGCACGTTCACCAATGCGGTAGGGTCAATGATCGGGATTCCCGGTGCGCCAGGAGTGAGTGCCGGGGACGGCATCCTCGGCAACCTCGGCTCGAGCTTCCTCGGCAACTACGGATCGACGCTCGCGGCGGGCGGCATCGCTTCGTCGGCAGGCGCGTATGGCTTGCTGACGGGCACCAGCGGCGCGCAGGCGGCGATGCTCGCCTCGCAGACCGGCGTATTCGGCTCGGCGGGGTTAAGCGCGACCGCGAGCGCGGGCGGCACGGCGTTGGGCGCGGCAGGAAGCGCGCTGATGACGGCCGCACCGTACCTGGCGGCAGCGTACCTCGCGTACTCGATTTGGCGCGGCAACAAGAAGAACCACCAACCCGCGCAGCAGAACTACAGCCAGAGCGGGCCGATCGACCTGTTCGGGTGGGCACCCAACGTCCAGAGCAGCGATGCCTATGACGACACGCTCGATCCGATCGTGGACGGCGTGGCGGCGACGGTGAAGCAACTAGGTGGCGCGGTCGAGGAATTCACCTACGGGCTGTACAGCAGCGCCTCACCCAACGGCAAGGGCGCGCAGACGGTTGCCACGTTGCGCGGGGCGGACGGTCGCGTGCTGTACGACTACAACGTGAACGGAAGCAACGAGTCGATGGATCAGCGACTCCAGGATCAGATCCCGCGGCTCTTCTTCGCGGCGATGAAAGAGTCTGACCTGTCGCAGGCATTCGAGGACTTCTTCGACCAGTTCGACGCCAGCGCGATGACGCAGGATCACCTGAACACGATCCTCGAGGTCAGCAGCGCCGCGCAGCAGATGGCGGAGTCTTTCGAGCAACTCGCCGGTCCCTTCGAGCAGTTGACCTGGTTGTCGGTGGAGGCGCGGGCAGGCATCCTCGACATGGTCGGCGGACTCGACCAGTTCATGCAGAAGGTCGGCGGCTACGTCAACGACTTCTACACCGAAGAAGAGCGGCAGGCATTCGCGCTGGCGAGCGTGGACAAGACGCTGACCAACGTCGGCCTCAACCCGGATGATCTGAAGACTAAGTCGGACTTCCGCACGATGCTCGAGGGCATCGACACCTCGACCGAAGAGGGACAGAAGCAATACGCCGCGCTGATCAACTCTGCCGGGGCGTTCTCGTTCGGTTCGGGTTTGCTGGATGCCTCAGGCAAGAGCCTGGGTGAGATCACCGCCGGGGCACCCGACTCTGCCGGGGTTGATCTGATGATCGAGGCGCAGACCACGACCAACTCGCTGCTCGAGCGCATCGAGAAGGCGATCAAGGAAACTGGCGTAGCAGCAGCGGCGCGGCCCATCGTGGTGGATGTGAACGTGAGTCAGCCGGCGACGGTCGAGGTGTACTCAGGCGGGGGTGGGGGTTAACCGATGGCGACGTATCCGAAACTTCCGATTCTCGACACCTCGCGCATCTCGGTGATGGACGGCATCGTGCCGGTGCGGGCCAGCAATGGTTCGCTCAAGGTGCGGAAACTGTTCTCCTCCGACAAGGCCGAGTTCACGGTCGAGCATCTGCTGACGAAGGCGGACTGGGACACGCTGAAAGCGTTCTACGACGCCAACTACAACCTCGATGTCACGTTCAATTGGCCGGGACGAACGACCACCTACACCGTGCGCTTCGTCACCGCCCCGCAACCGGACGGTTCGGCGTGGCGGATGTTCCGCGTGCGCGTGCAACTGGCTGAAGTATGAGAACGCTCAACGGTGCCCTGACAACCGCCTACGGCGCGGCGGTGCAGAAACCGGCGTGGTTGGTCGAGTTGACTCTGACGCAGACGTACCGCTATTGCAGTCACGCCCAGGTGACCTGGAATAGCCAGACCTGGCTACAGATGGATGTCGATGTCAGCGGGTTGCAAGTCGGCGCGATGAGCGTCACCGGGTCGCTGGTGTTCGGCAATGCGGATGACGCCTTCGGCGCGTTGGCGTTGAACGAAGGGTTCGTGGACAAGCGCATCCGCATCTGGGGCTACGACGCCTCGATCGCCTCGCCCACGGTGGACACGCCCGTGCTGCTCTGCGATGCGGTGGGTGGGGCTGTGGACATCGGGGCGGATCGCGTGCGCGTTGCCCTGCGCGACTCGACCGAGTATCTGATCGCGCCGCGCGCGATCGTCGCCCCGGAGTTCGGGTTCACGAAGTTGCTGCAATCGGGCAGCACGCTGACCATCAACGGCATCACCTTCACGATCCAGAGGGGCCGCTGATGGTCACCCCGCTGCGTACTGATCTTGACGGCGACTCCTGGACGACCGGGCCGTCAGATGGCACGGTCGTGTCATCGCCGCCACCGATGTACGACACGGGCGGAGTGCCTGACCGAACCGGGAACACGACCGCGACCACCGAGTGGCTGAACTGGGTGTCGTCGCAAGTGCCGAACAGCACGGCGACCGACGCGGGACGGCAGTTGACGATGTGCGCGGATCGGGAGCCGGTCCCGCTGATCTACGGCGAGGACCGGGTCGGCGCGATGATCCTGAACATCCTCCCCATCGCGCTCGGCGGCGTGGACTGCATCGTCGCGCAATGCCTCTGGGGCTACAAGTGCGACTCGATGGTGGGCGAGCCGACGTTCAACGATGGGCCGCTGCCGAAGGTCAGCGATGCCCTCGGGGTTGTCCACTTCTTCTACAACGGGTACGGGTCGGACTCTGTCTACACCGCATTCGCTACGGCGTTTCAGACCGCGAGCGGCGTGGCGTACACCGACACGCTTGAAGGTTGGTGCGTTTCCTACATCTACATCCCGGTCAAGGAGTTCAACGGGTCGCTGAAATTCGAGGCGGTGCTGAAGGGGCGCAGGGTCTACGACCCGCGCTCCAACGCGACGGCGTGGAGCGACAACCCGACGCTGTGCGATGCCAACTTCCTGGTTGACTTCTGCGGCAAGACGGTGGAATGGGCAACGGTCGGAACTCTCAACGACTACTCGACGCTCTCGCAGACCGGGCACTCCGCGAACGCGAACGACGCCCAGGTTGCGTCGGAGAAACGGCGCACCCTGAACGTCACCTTCAAGGGCCGCGAGAACGCCCGCTCGGTATCTGAAACGCTGCGGGCGTACTCCGCGACGTTCCACGTTCCGGGGGCGAACGGCATCAAGCTGATCCCCGACCGCCCTGGCACTTCGGTGGCGACCTACCTCCACGCCTCGGGGCAGATCGCTTCGGTCAAGGTGTCGAAGAAGGACTCTGGCGCGTTCCCCACCGAAAGCGAGGTCGTCTACACGAACCGCACGGTGACGCCGTGGAAGGATGACAGCGTGTTCGTGCCGCCCGGTGGTCCCGGCGCTGGCGTTCCGCGCCGTCTGACGACTGTCCGCCTGCCGGGGATCAATCGCTACTCGCAGGCGGAGCGCGAAGCATACGAGCGGCTGAACCGGATGCGGACGAGCGACATGACGGTGACGCTCGAGGTGTTCGACCAGGGTATCGCGCATGAGGAAGGCGACATCATCACCGCCAACCACCCGCTGTGGAACATGAACAAGCTGTTCCGCATCGGTGCCCCGGAAGCGATGCCCAACGGGATGTGGCGACTGTCGTGTGTCGAGTACCAGACATCCGGCTATTCGGACGCCTCTTCGGTCGGCCCGACGTACCCAGACACCGGATTCCTGAGTCCCACCACACCTCCCGCGACTCCCTCGGAACCCTCGCACACCTTCAGCACGAACGGGGTTGAGTTGTCGTGGGCCGCGAACCCGGAGATCACGGTCGTCGCCTACGAGCTACGCAAGGGCGCGTCGTGGTTAGACGGCACTCCGCTAGTCGGTTCCACTCCGACCATCGTGGGCGGGACAACCTTCACCTGGCCGGTGACGACCGCTGCCAGCTACACCATCTGGCTCAAGGCGATCACCGGCATCGGCACCTACAGCACGAATGCCGTGTCCCATGCGGTCACGGTGTCCGCCCCGGTGATCAACCCGTCGATCACCCAGTCGCTGGTCGGTGCCGACTATCTGCTCACCTGGTCGCTCATCTCCACGCACCTCCCGATCTCGGTCTACCGAGTCCGCAAGGCGGGGGTGCTGGTCGCGGAGATCAACTCCAACGAGTTCCGCGCCCCGGTGGACTGGACGGGCGACAAGACGTTCACCGTCGCGCCGGTCGATGTCGGCGGCAACGAGGGCACGGCGGCGAGCGTCGTCGTGTCGATCAGCGGCCCTTCGGCGGTGCAGAACTTCCACGCGAGCGTGGTCGTGAACACCGTGCTGTTCTACTGGTCGGCCCCTGCGGTGATGCCGGTTCCGATTGCGAAGTACCTCATGCGGCGCGGTGCTGCCGGTACGGCGTGGGCGTCCTGCGCGAGCATCGGCGAGAAGGCAGGCGACCAAACCTTCACGACGTTCTTCGAGGGCGACAGCGGCGACTTCATCTACTGGATCGCGCCGGTCGATACGGCGGGCAACCAGGGCACGCCAGCCAGCATCACGCTGAAGGTGGACTCGCCCGCCGGGTTCAAGTTGCAGAGTGAGTGGGACGGGAACTTCTCGGGCGGGAACACCTCGCTGTCGAGTGCGGTGATCTGGGACGCGGAGTTGTACCTCCCGGTGGACGCCACCGAAACCTTCGGGGACCACTTCACATCGAACGGGTGGACGACCCCGCAGGGCCAGGTCAGCGCCGACTACGACCCGTACCTCGAGCCTGCCAATGCCTCGGGCTATTACCGCGAGTCGTTCGATGCGATGAACGGGGCGGCGGGCAACGTCACCTCGACCTTCGTCACGTTCAACTACACCGGAGGGTGGTTCGACGGCGGCGGCACGCTGACGCCGAAGATCGAGATCGCCACCCACGAAGCACCGACGACCTGGGTCAGCCTCGGGGATGTGCAACAGGCATTCGCGGCGAACTTCCGCTATATCCGGGTCACGCTCACGGCCGCGTCTTCCGGTGGCAAGGATCTGTTCAAGCTGACTTCGGTCAACGTCCAGCTTGCGCTGAAAACGGAAACGGATTCCGGCAAGAAACTCGCGGCGAACTTCTCAGGCTCGCCGCCGACTTGCGTGGTGTCGTTCACGAAGGAGTTCACCGATGTGGAGTCCATCGTGGTGACGCCGCTGGGTACGGCGCGGCGCGAGGTGGCGGTCGAGTTCACCGACGAACCGTCGCCCGCCGGGTTCACCGTGCGGATCTGGGACGCGACTTCAGGAACACAGGTGTCGAACGACTTCACCTGGCAGGCGACAGGAGTGATCTAGATGGCATACGACTCAACCAAACCGGCGATTGCCGACAACTACTCGACCGGCTACACGCAGACGATCCGCGACAACTTCGACTTCGTGCTGAAGCTGGGTGAGGCGAGCGGTAGCAACCTGTCGGTTACTGGCACTCCACCAACCGGGGCGAAGCGATACAACCCGACAAGCGACATCTTCGAGCAGTACAGCGGCGGCTGGACGGAACTTCCGTTGAACTACCTCAAGAAGGTAGGCGGCTCATCGCAGACGGTTGACGGCACGGTCAACTTCAGCGGCACGTTGCAGGCTGGCGGCTCTGCGGTGTGGACGCAATCCTCGCTGGTCATCGCCAACTATATGCCGAAGTCGGGCGGGGCTTTCACGGACGCGGTGACGGGCACCACCTTCGAGGGCAGCGGTCGCTTGTTTGGCAACGGGGCAAGCAGCAACAACGGCATCGGCAAGGTGACGGTGACAAGCACGACCTCTCCACCTTCTGGTGGATCGCAAGGCGACATTCACGTTATCTACTAGGCTATGGCGACCGAATTTTGGGTTCGTGATTCCGCGCAGTTCCGCAAGGCCAAGGAGGTTTGGGTCAGGGACGCGACCGACTGGCGCAAGGCGAAGGAAGTGTGGGTCAGGGACGCGACTGATTGGCGCAAGGTCTACCAAGGCTTTCAGGTCGTCGTCGGCAGCACCAACTATTCCGTTAGCGTCAACGGGACGGTTGACACCGAGTACCCCGCAATCTCTGACCTCGAAGCACTCGTCGCGGTTCATTGTTATACGGACGGCACCGGGGTAACAGAAACCAAGGTGATGGGGTACACGGGGGTCTACGGTCCGCCCACCCTCGTTGCGAAGGATTGGGGGTCGCCCGCGCTCGCTGGCATCGGTTCGGCATACCACGCCCGCTTGGTGATTAACTCCGGCGATGCGGTCAGCTTCGGCGGGACCGGGTGGCGACAGCTAAACAGCAACATCTACTGGTACTGGATCAAGGCTCAGACCGTCACCTTGAACACGACCTTCTACATCGACATCTCCGCTGACGGCGGCAGCACTTGGGTAAGGTCGCCCCTCAGCACCGCGTCAATCGGTTGGGACTACATCTGATGCGCTACTGGTATCGCACCGACAGCGGCAACCTCACGGCGGCGGTCACGCATCAGCCGACCAAGGGGCACAGCGAGTACGCGCAGACACCGGACCTCGCGGACATCCCCGGCCCGATCGCCTGCTGCCGGTGGGACGGCGTTGCGGTCGTGGTCGATGCGGCGCTGCTCGCGGCGCTCAAGGCGCGCCTTCGTTCGCAGATCGAGGAGAGCGCGTTCCTCGAGATGCAGGAGGGTGTGATGACCACACCGTGGGGCGACTTCCGCGTGCGGCGCGACGACATCGACGCGTACCAGATGATCGCGTTCAGCGCGATCTACGCGCTCCAGACCAGCACCGCGTTCAGCGCCACCCTGCGCCGCGCCAACGACACGAACGTCAGCGTCACCGCCGGTCAGTTCATGCAGTTTATGAACCTCGTCGGCGAGCGCATGGCCGCTAAAATTACCACCCGTGACACCAAGTTGAATCAACTCGCGGCAGCGACCGCCAGCGACCTGAAAGGATTCGCGCCGTGAACGATACCGAGACTGCCGTGCCTCACGCCCACCACTTGTTCGCCAACGAGATTGCCGACATCGTGGAACAGCGCATCTGGGGTCGAATCGCCAAGTGGCTCTTCATCAACCTCGGTGGTTTGCTCACCTTCATGGCGGTCACCATCGGCGCGTACTTCTCGCTCGAATCTCGCATCAACAACGTCGTCGTAGTCGATGCGCTCACCGCACGACAGATTGACTCGATGAGCGCGGAACATACGGCGATCCGGGGCGCGCTGTCCACGGAACTGCGCGACATCAAGTCGGAGGTCAGCGACATCAACCGCTACCTCCGCGACCGGCCGAGCGACAGCCATAACACGACGAACATCAACAACCGGGACCGTAGATGAGTAGGCTCGCCTGGTTCGCCGTGTTCGGGCCGCTG